ATGGTAATAATCATGCTCAAGATGAACAATCTTTTAGAAAAATATTAGGTAGCAGATATGATGAATTAATTAAGTATACAGAAGATAATTTAGAAGAAATAGATTCAGTTAAATATTATTCTTTATATAATGTATTGCTATACAATTCAGCTTTTGAAAATCCTAGAGTAGAAGTTGTTATAGAAGAAACTATGAATGAGTTACAGCTTATATTGAAACATACTAAAGATATGAGAATATTTGAAGCTATGTTTAATTCTGATCGTGATAAAGAAAAAAAGCATGAGATTCTTGCACGATCTGAAAAAACACCACTTGAAATACTTAATAAATTAGCAGAAAGCGAGAATAGTGAAGTTCAGACTGCTGTTGCAGATAATCCTAATACTCAATCTGAAATACTTAATAAATTAGCAAAAAGTAGTAATAGTAAAGTTCAAATTGCTGTTGCAGGTAATCATAATACTTCTCTTGAAACTTTTAATTATTTAATAAAAACAAAAGATTCAGATGTAAAACAAACTGTTGCAAGAAATGAAAATACGCCTTCTGAAGTTTTAAATTATTTGGCAAGAATAGACGATATAAATGTACAACGAATTGTTGCAAGAAATAGTAAAACTTCTTCTGAAAATTTGAAATATTTGGCAAAAATAGACGATAGACTTATAAAGTCAGCTGTTGCACAAAATCATAATACGACTTCTGAAATTTTAAATTATTTGGCAAGAATAAACGATAGACATATAAATTCAAATGTTGCAAGTAATCCTAATACGCCTTCTGAAGCTTTGGAATATGTATTAAAACATACAGACAATGTATATACGATAATGTCTATTGCAAGAAATGAAAATACATCTTTTGAAGTTTTGCATTATTTGGCAAGAACAGGCGATATAAATGTAAAACGAGCTATTACGTATAATGAAAATGCGCCTTCTAAAGTTTTGAAATATTTAGCAGATAATAATAATGACGAACCAGAAATTTTGTTTAATATTGTTGATAACAAAAATGTTGATATTGATACATTATTAAAAATAGCTAAAATAGATAAAAAATATAGAGATGCTATTTTAAAAAGTAAATTTGTTTCACAAGATGTTAAACAAAAGATTATAGATGAAAAAATTGTAGAATTTTATATTAAAGAATATATAAAACTGCTTATTAATTAAATAATTAATTTATTTAAAAGGAAAATTTTAAATTCATAATTAATTAGTAAAATGTAAAATATATATAATATTATTATAATATAGTATTATAATTAGGGTATAAAAAATGTCATTATTTGAAAGTAATATAACTTATAAACCATTTAAATTTCCATGGGCAATGGAAATTGCTGAAAATCATGAAAAAATTCATTGGGGTAGTTGGGAAGCTAAATTAGCTGAAGATGTAAATCAATGGAAAAGTGGTAAAATATCAAAAATAGAAAAAAATCATATTACACAAATTCTTAGGTTATTTACTCAATCTGATGTACAAGTTGGTGGAAATTATTGTGATTTATTCATACCAAAGTTTAAAAACAATGAAATAAGATCAATGTTATTATCTTTTGCAAATCGTGAAGGAACACATCAAAGAAGTTATGCATTATTAAATGATACACTTGGTTTAGCAGAAGAAGAATATAGTGCATTTCTTGAATATAAAGAAATGAAAGATAAAATTGAATTCATGCAAAATAATGATGTTTCAACAAAAAAAGGATTAGGACTTGCAATAGCACAATCAGCTTGTAATGAAGGTATGTCACTATTTTCAGCATTTGTAATGTTATTAAATTATCAAAGATTTGGTAAAATGAAAGGAATGTGTGAGGTTGTAGAATGGTCAATTAGAGATGAAACAATGCATGTTATGGGAATGACAAGAGTATTTAGAGAATTTATTGCTGAACATCCAAGGGTTGTAAATGATCAATTTAAGTTTGAAATCTATGAAATGTTTAGAAATGCTGTATCTCTTGAAGATAAAGTAATTGATTTAGCATATGAATTAGGTGAAATTGAAGGCTTAAAAAAAGAAGAAGTAAAGCAATACATTAGATACCTTGCAGATAGAAGATTAATACAATTAGGATTAAAACCTAATTTTAATGTTAAAAATAATCCTCTTGAATGGGTAGATTGGATTATAAATGGAGATAGTTTTAAAAATTTCTTTGAGGGAACTGTAACAGACTATAATGCAGACGGCCTTTCAGGAGATTCTTGGGGTTGGGAAAACATAGATTTAAATTAATTTATAAATTAATCAGTTATTTATTATAATATAAATAATGAGTTTATGGCTTCAATAAGAAATAAAAAAACTTATTGAAGCCATAACTTTTTAAAAGGAAAAAAGATGCACTATAAAACAAATATTTCAAATTTAATTAAAGACATTGAATTACGTCAAAATCCTTCAATTTTAACTATAAATGATTTTTCTGAGGAAGAACTCTTAAAATTTAAAGAAGCATTTAATGCTGCAATGAATAGTGGACAAAAGGTAATTCCAATTGAAATTGATTCATATGGTGGTGATGTTTATGCATTGATGTCAATGATTGGTGAGTTTAGAAGTTCAAAATTACCAGTTGCAACAATTGTGCAAGGAAAAGCAATGTCTTGTGGAGCAATTTTAACTTCATTTGGAACAAAAGGATATAGATTTATGGATCATAATGCAACAATGATGATTCATGATATATCATCTGTTACACATGGTAAAATTGAAGAAATAAAATCTAGTTTTCATGAAACTGAAAGATTGCAAAAGAAAATTTATTCAATGATGGCAAGAAATTGTGGAAAGCCAGATGATTATTTTACAAAAATAATTCATGATAAAGGACGTGCTGATTGGTTTCTTGATGCAGAAGAAGCACTTGAACATGGTATTATTGATCATATTGGTTTGCCTGTTCTAGAAATTAGTGTTGATGTTAATATTGAGTTAAAATATGATAGCATTAATAGTAGCGTTAAATAACAATAACACAATTGGTTTAAATAATAATATACCTTGGCATTCAAAAGAAGATTTAAAATATTTTAAAAAAATTACTGATAATTCAACAGTTATCATGGGTAGAAAAACATTTGAATCAATAGGTAAACCTTTAAAAAATAGGCAAAATTTTGTTGTCTCATCTCAAAAAATATTTAATAATGAAATAAAGATATTTAACAATATTGAACTTGCAATAAAAAACATTAAAACAGATAATGCTTTTTTTATAGGTGGTTCAAAAATATATGAAGAATCAATTAAATATTGTGATAAATTATTTATAACAAAGGTTAATAATGATATTATTGGTGATACATTTTTTAATTGTTGTTATAATGATTTTAATTTAATAAGTGAAAATAAAATGATTGATTTACAATCAAATTTAAATTTAAATTTTAAAATTTATGAAAGAATTAAAAATGGTTGATAAAAAATATATAAAACTTGCAAAAAAAGTTTTAAAAAAAGGAAGTTTAAAGGAAAATAGAACAGGAATTAAAACTATATCTTTGTTTGGTGAAAGAATTAAAATAGATCTTAATAAAGGTTTTCCATTATTAACAACAAAAAAAGTGTGGTTTAAAGGTATTACACATGAACTTTTATGGTTTCTAAGTGGTAATACTAATATAAAATATCTTAAAGATAATAAAGTTAATATTTGGAATGAATGGGCAGATGAAAATGGTGATTTAGGTCCTGTATATGGAAAACAATGGCGAAATTGGAATGGAACTGATCAAATAAAACAATTAATTCAAGGTTTAAAAGATGATCCTTTTTCTAGAAGACATATTGTAAATGCTTGGAATGTTGATGAATTAAATAAAATGGCATTACCACCTTGCCATATGATGTTTCAGTTTAATGTTGAAGAAAAATTTAAAAAACAAGATAAAATAAAAATATTAAATTGTCAAGTTTATCAAAGATCTGCAGATTTATTTCTAGGTGTACCTTTTAATATTGCATCTTATGCTTTATTAACACACATAATTGCAAAATTAACAAACATGCATGTAGGTAAATTAACAATGGTTTTTGGTGATATACATGTTTATATTAATCATGTTGATCAATTAAATATTCAAATAGCACAATATGATAATAATGGATCATTTAAACTTCCAAATCTTGAATTAGATGAATTAACAGATATTGATAATATAAAATATGAAAATATAAAATTAAAAAATTATATTTCAAGAGAAAAATTAATTGGTGATATTGCTGTTTAATAAGTGTAAACTTAATTAAATTATAATATATTTAATTATTATATGATACAATGAGTGATATATTATAATGATTAAAAAGTTTTTTATATTTTTAATTTGTATTTGTTTATTTTCATGTTCTGATACTCAAATAGAATTTGATGAAAATTATGATGAATATAAATCATTAAAAACTGTTGCATCAGGTGAAATTTGTGCACCAAATTGTATTTGGTCATCATGGGCAGTTTCACATGGTGCTCAAGATGCTGAACAAGCATGTGGTGCAGGTTATTGTGCTTGTGTTGTAAATGGAAATATTTGGCAATCATGTACAGTAGAAAATGTCAATAATATTTCAAATGAAAACACACAATATTCTTATAATGAATATAAAGGTAGATTGTTAGCTGATAAAGCATATTCAATTGCTTATAATAGAAATACTGTTGGTAGATGTTATGCAGCAGTAGCAGATGCAATTGATAATGTTATTGCTGTTTTTTTATATGGTCAACATGCATATGAAGCTGCAAATCAATTAGCAAATTCAATATGGTTTTACGAAATATATAATTATAATTTAAATAATTTGCCTAAAGGTGCAGTAGTAGTATGGGCAAAGGGTACATCTAGAAGTGGTCATATATCAGTTTCATTAGGTCCAGGAAGAGAAGCATCTGATCATATTGCACCTCAAATGATGAGTCATTATGGTGGTGGAAAATTAAGAGTATTTTTACCAAAATAGGCATAATATAAAATGAAAAAAAAAGAAAACTTATTAACAGAAGCTCATAAAGATGTTGTATCTATTATAATAAGATGCAGAATAAAAATTGATGATCGTGATGATCCTACATTATTAGATATAATGACGGATATGCGTGCATTACCAGGAATTGTGACTGTTAGACAAAATCTACCATTATCAGATGTTATTGATACAGCAGGACATAGAATTGCAGAATTAAAAGTAACATATATTCCAAAATTTGTTGAATCAAGTTCTGATATTTTAATGACTGTGTTGAAATCATTAAAAACAATAAATGGCGTAGATATGATTAAATTAACAGAACATGAAGATGTTAATATAATGAATATACTTAATAAATCACCTATTGTGATATAAAGGAAAAAAATGAAAACAAAACTATCAGATAAATGTATAATGCATTTAGTTAAACTATTACAAGTTGCTCTTATTTCAGGAACAGATATTGTTGATCATCTTAGAATGATGCAACTTGTATATGATGTTCAAACTTCAATGCTTGAATTAGATGGTGAATATGAAACTATATTTGAACAATCAATTGAAAAAATGTTAGCAGAAATTGAAGTTCAACAAGGAAAAGATGCAGAGGTATAAATAAATGTCTAATGATATGTTAATTGATATATTTGATAAACGTGAACATTTTATGAAAATGATAAAAGATAAAATTCCTACATCATATCCTGAATGGCCAGTTGATATATCAACAAAACAATCACAACAAATCTGTAGAGATCTTGCATTAAAAGGTGTTGAAGAAATGTTTGAAGCATTAGGACATCTTAAAAATTGGAAATCTCATAGAATGACTGATATTCCTTCTGTTGATAGAGATGAATTTTTGGAAGAAATTGTTGATGCATTTAATTATTTTTATTCTTTAATGATTTTAATTGGTGTAGATGTTGATGAATTTAAAAATGCTTTTGATAAAAAACATGAAATAATTTTAAATAGGTTAAAAGACGGGTATTAAAAAATTAAAAAATGTCTAATGCTAAAGTATTAAATTATATTAATGATGATTATTATAGAGCATCTTTTTTTTTAGAAAAAATTTTTGATGATTATCTTTATGATAAATTAATTTTTATTTTAGGATTAGGTAAAAATTTAATTATTAACTTTTTCATAGATTATTGTGCAATAATAATTGAAGTATTATCTGAAAAAAGTTGTTTGATTTATAGACATAAAATTGAATATGATATAGATCATTATTTTCAAACAACACTTGAAACAATTATAAGATTTAATTTATTTATTAAATTTTCAAATCAATATGTTTTTATAAAACATAATTCTTGTTTTTATTCATATGATAATTATGGTTCATTGACAAATTATGATGATGGTGAAATATATGCAGATTTTACTATTTATTTAAATTACGATTATTTACAAAATATTAAAAGTAATATTTTTTCAAATTTAGCTGATCAATTGCAAATACCAATTATTTTAAAATATTTTCAAAAATTAAAAATTGAAAAAAAATTATTTCAATTAATTGTTGAATATGATCCAATAATTGAATTTATTAAATTAAATTATATAAATGAAAAACAATTATCATTAGAACAAAAAGTAAATTGTGCATATAATGATAATCATATTAATAAAAAACAATTATTAAAATTAAATAAAATCTTGAGTTATAAATGAAAAATAAAAATAAAAAACTTAATGATCTTTTTATAGAGCAAAAAAAATATTCAAATTTATTTTATGATTTAAAAAAAATTGATGAAAAACAAAAACTAGAAATATTAAAATCTTTATGTTTGTCATTAACAGGTACAGTTTCACAAATATCAAATTCAGTAGATTATAAAAATATTAAAAAAAACAATATTAAATTTGATGAAGAAAATTTAATATATCATACAGTAGATTCATTAAGATATATTTTTGAAATACTTAATCTTTATAATGTTTCTATTGATGAATTTGAACAATGTTTTGTAGAAGAAAATACAGCTTTAAATATTGAAGCAAAATTAAAAGATCCAGATGAAGACGATAAAGTTATAATTGTTGACATTGATGATGTTTTATGTGAATTTAGAAATCATTTTAATAATTGGTTAGAGAAATATTTTAATATAAAAATAGATAAAAATAGTGATTCTTATTATACAACAAAAGAATTAATTGAGATTTCAGTTAATCCTGAACATGCATTTGAGTTATTTATAAAAGATAACCAAATGCTTAAAATAAATGTGATTAATGAATCAAAACATATATTAAAAAAATTAAAAGATCAAGGTTATTATATTTATCTTTTAACGTCTAGACCAAAAAATAATTTAAGGTGCAAATATCAGACTTTTAAATGGTTAGAAGATAATAATGTAATATTTGATAATATTGATTTTACGCCTGAAAAATATTTATGGCTTACAAAACAAAAATTTTATTTAAAAAATCAGGTTAAATTTATTATAGATGACAGTCCTAAACATGCATTAGAATATGCAACACATGGTACAAAATGTTTTGTGCCTATACAAAATTATAATGCAAATTTAAAACACTGTCTAATCAGTCATTTTAAATTTGAAGATTATGATAATGTATTTTAAAAGTGTAAATTAAATAAAAAAATTATATTATATAAACATAATAAATAAAAGGATTATATTAAAAATATGCCAGTAAATATGTCTTTAACTCCTGTCATTCCTCCTGTTAATCTTAAATTTGGTCAAGAAGTTAAAACTCAATTTAAAAACAATCTTGAATCACTTGATATTCAATTAATTGATTATCCAACACGTGAACAAGCACAAAAGATTGCATGGAATATGACAAAATCAACATGGGCAGATACACCTGAACTTGTTGATTTTAAAGATGTTGATCCAAAAGAGGCATCTCTTAATTTGCAAGATGTATTGAATTATCGTGCAATTCCATCTCCAATGGAATGTCTTGGATTTACATTTAAAATAAGTGGTATTGATGTTCAAACAGTAACACATCTGATTAGATATCGTACTGCAAGTTTTGCTGCACAATGTACTGGTGATAGAGATCAAAGATTTGACAATGCTGTTGTGCCTGAATCAATTCAAAATTCTGAGTTTTACGAACGTTTTCAAAAAATTGTTAATGATGCAAAACAACTATATTCAGATATGACTGATTCAAAAACAGTTTCTATTATGGATGCAAGAGTTATTTTGCCTAAATGTCTAGAAACATTCTATATTGCAAGATTTAACATCAAAGATCTAATTGCTTTTATTAAACATAGACAAGATGTTCAAATTCAACCAGAAGTTGATAATATTATGGCAACAAAAATGGCAAAACTTGTATGTGAAGTAATTCCTGAAATTACAACATGCCTAGATTTTTCAAAACCAGATATTCATTATGTTGCACAATTTAGAGTTAAATTGCCTGATGGTACATTTACAACGCGTGGTACAAATCTTTATCTACCAGAACCTAAAAATGATGTATTTGAATATCATCCTGATGATACAATTTATGGCGTACGTCGTGAAGAAATAAATGGTCTTAAATCAGGTGAAGAAAAAATATTCACAAAAATGTGGCAACAAGATATTGATGCTATTGAAAAAATTAAAAAAGATTTTACATCTGAATTTAAATAAGGATTAAATTAAAAATGTTTAAAGTTTATCTTGCAAGTGGTTGGTTTAATGAAACTCAAGAAAAAGAGCTTACTCAACTTGAAAGTATTTTTGACCAAAGAAAAGATTCATTTGATCTTGCATCACCTCGTAGAATTTTTGTCTGTAAACCAGATGATACAAAAGAAATCCAAGAAAATGTATTTTCAGGAAACCTTCATCATATTGAAACATCAGATTTTGTTTTGGTAAATACTCGTGACAAAGATATTGGCACAATCTGGGAAGCAGGTTATGCTTATGCACATAAAAAACCAATTGTATATTTTTGTGGTGGTTTACCTAAAGGTGCTAAATTTAATCTAATGCTAGCAAGAAGCGGTATAAAAGTTTGCACATCATTTGATGAATTAGTTGATTATCTTGAAAGATCATTAAAAGAAAATAAATTATTAATTGAACCATATAACGATTTTATTGAATAAATCTATATATAATTTTTTAATAAAATGATTAATACAAATAATTTAAAACAAGGTGATTTAATACAATATTGCATTTATGATGATTTTCCTAATATTGCAATAATATTAGATATAGTAAAAGATGCAAAAAATGAAATGATAATTAAATTATTATCAGATTGTTATGGTGTGTGTCATATTCATATATCTTTTTTTGAATCTATATTTGTTTTATAAATAAAATGAAAAACAAATAATATCTTGAAATCTAATAAAAATTTTGACCTAAAAGTAGGTGATTTAATAGAGTATAATTACAAATACAATAAACACTATCTATACGACATAGAAAATAAAATCGGAATAATTCTAGATATATCAGAAGATGAAAATAAACATACTTGTTTAAAAATACTAATTTCAAATAATATAGAATTATTACCTATTCCAATTATTTTATATAAAAAGGTATAATTTATGAAAAAAACAAATATGCATTCAAAATATGCAGGATTTGATCTAAAAATAGGTGATTTAATACAGTATCATTACCTATACAATAATTTAGAAGCTAAAATCGGAATAATTCTAGATATTAAATTAAATAAATATAATTATACTAGTAATAATACAGGAACTTCGAATATAAGTCATGATCAAGATGAGTCTGATTATAAATTAAATAGTGATAAAGATAAATATAGAAATTCTGATTTTTTATTAACAATAATCAATGAAAATAATATTGAAACACGTTTTGTAAGTATTTTATATTATAAAATTCTTTAATATAAAAACTATTTATATCATCTAGATAATTATCTTTATGAATAAAAGGATTTATTATGGCAAGACCTAAATGTAAAGTAAGTTTAAAATGTGAATATTGTAATATTGAATATGAATTACCTAAATCAAAAGCAGAAAATTCAAAATTTTGTTCTAAAAAATGTAAAGATGAATCATCTAAAACTGATAAGTTTGATTGTGTATGTAAAGTTTGTAATATTAATTTCTCTGCAAGAATTAAGCAGGATTATTGTTCAAAAGAACATTATTATCAGGATGTAAAATTAACTCGTATTGAATTAGTTTGTGCATATTGTAATAAAGATTACAAGAAACCCAGTAATAGATTAACAAAATATTGTAGCAAAAAATGTCAGGCACATGCATTAAGTGTAGGTTTAGAAATAAAACCATCAAATGGTCGTGCTGGTTTTAGAAAAGATTTGCCAAGTAATTATTTTTTTAAATCTTCATTAGAAGCAGATTATGCAAGATGGTGTGATGCAATAGGAAAAAAATATATTTATGAATACAAATCGTTTGTAGTTCAGTATGATGGAAATGATAAAGTTTATACACCAGATTTTTATCACCCAGATGAAGACAAATATGTTGAAACAAAAGCAATAAGAAGAGATGAAAAATTTAGTGGTAATATTTTAGCTGCAGATATATTAAAATCTCAAGGATTGAATATAGAAGTTTTATTAATGTCTGATTTTTATAGAAATATAAAACAAAGTGGTCATTATTGGTCAATTGATAATATTGAAAATAAAAATTATTTAGGAACAAAACATTTGATTTATTTAAAAGTATAATCAAATGTTTTGTTCCTTTTTTTTATAAAGTGTAAAATTTATTATAAATTTTTATAATAATCAAAAAGGACTTTAATTGTTTACTAAACCTAATAGATTTGTGAATTTACATTCTCATACTAATTTTTCTACTTTTGATGGATTAGGTTATCCTGCAGATCATATTAATTTTGTAATATCAGAGAAGCAAGGGATGAATGCTTGGGCACTTACTGATCATGGAAATGGTAATGGTTTAGCTCACGCAAATGCTCATGCTGAAGCCTTAAAGAAAAAAGGTATAGATTATAAACAACTTTATGGTGTAGAGTTTTATTTTGTACCTTCTCTAAAAGAATGGCAACACGATATGCAATCGCATAAAGATGCAATTAATGATGCAAAAACATCTGAACAAAAAGAAAAGATTGCAAAATCAAAAACTGATATTGATGCAGATGATGATGTAGAATCAGGTGGTTTTGTAGTTGAAGATGAAGAAGAAACAAAAACAATTAATGTTTTCCAAGATGAATGGAAAAGAAGGTATCATCTTATTGTTATTGCTAAAAATCAACAAGGTTTAAAAAATCTTTTTACTCTTGTTAAAAAATCATATAAATATGGTTTTTATAGGTATCCTAGAATTGATTTTGAAATGTTAAAAGAGCATGGTGAAGGTTTGCATGTATCAACTGCATGTATTCATCCTGATGCATACATTACAACTGATAATGGTGATATTAAAATGATTGACTTAGTTAAAGATTTTATAAGTGGTAAAGATATAAATGCATTATCATATAATGAATTAACAAAAGAACTTGAATATAAAAAAGTTACATGGGCAAATAAAACAAGAAAAAATGCAAAGCTTTTACAAATAAAAGATGCAAAAGGAAATGTATTAAAATTAACACCTGATCATAAAGTATATGTTAAAGGTAAAAATTTTAAAGGATGGATTGAAGCAAGAAATATTAGTGTAGGAGACAAGGTAATATCAATAAAATGAGTACAAAATCAACAATAACACATGATAAAAATTTTCATATATATCAAGAATTATTTGATTCACAAAATATTTTTATTGAAATAAAAGATATTAATATTGAATTTTCAACATTTAATTCTAAAAATAATTTAAAAATAAAATTATCAAAAGAAATGTGGCAAAAAATTATAACTTCTTATGAAAATAATAAGTTTTTAATTGATAATAATGATTTTGATGATAAAAATATTGAATTGCAATCAAAATTTATAGATATATTTTCAAACAAAGAAAGCAATAATGAAAAATAAAATAGATTATAATTACTTTGAAGTTGTTGAAATTGATGAAATTGATGAAACATCAGATGTATATGATATAACGGTTGAAGATAATCATAATTTTTTTGCAAATAATATTTTGGTTCATAATTGTTTAGGTGGTATTTATTCAAACAGAATTCTTAGAAGTCAATTAACAAATGCTACACGTGAGCAAGTTCAAAGAGAGTTATCAAATTTAACTGATAGGTTTGTTGATTGTGTTGGTATTGATAATTTCTTTCTTGAATTGCAGTTTAATAAACTTGAAAAGCAACATATTGTAAATGATTATCTTATTGAACATTCAAAATTAAATGGTATTAAATTAATTTCAACTGCTGATTCACATTATCCATCACCTGATAAATGGCAAGCAAGAGAGTTATATAAACAATTAGGGTGGTTAGGTAAAAAAGAAAACGTTTCATTGCCAAATTTTGATGAATTAAAATGTGAATTATATCCTAAAAATTCTTCACAAATGTGGGAAGAGTTTATGTCACATTATGATCAATATGATTCTTATAAAGGAAATGAAGAATTAATTAAAGATTCAATTGAAAGAACGTATGATATTGTTGAAAGTGAATTTGAGGATACATGGATTGATAAAAATGCAAAATTACCAAAAATATCAATTCCAAATAAAACACCTTTTCAGCATTTAACTGAGCTTGTTAAAAACGCTCTTATTGAAAATAATCTTCATAATAATAGAGAATATATTGATCGTGCAAAAGAAGAGTTATCTGATATTAAATATTTAGGTCATACTTCATATTTTATTACAATGTATGAAATCTTTAAGAAAGCTGAAAAAGAAACATTTCTAGGACCTGGTCGTGGATCAGGTTGTGGTTCATTAGTTAATTATCTTTTAGGTATTACACAGTTAGATCCTATTCCTTATAATTTATTGTGGTCACGTTTTCTTGGACGTCACAAAGCGTCTTGGCCAGATATTGATACAGATGCAGGAAATAGAGATGCTCTTATTAATGCTGCAATTGATTTATATGGTAATGATGCTGTTATTCCTGTTTCAAATTTTAACACATTAAAACTTAAATCTCTTGTTAAAGATATTGCAAAATTTCATGGTGTTCCTTTTGAAGATGTAAATAAAATAACAGCAAAACTTCAAGAACAAGTAATGAATCTTGCAAGAGATGAAAATCAAGAAAAATCTCTATATGTTTTAACTCATGAAGATTGTCTTAAATTTTCACCTGAATATAAAGAATTCATGGATAAATATCCTGAAGTTGAAATGCATGTAAATACATTATTTTTGCAAAATAGAAGTATTGGTAGACATGCTGGTGGCGTTATTATTGCAGATCCTAAAGATCTTGAACAAAACATGCCTGTAATTGGTGTAAGAGGTGAATTGCAAACTTCATGGGTTGAAGGTTTAAATTATAGAAGTCTTGAAGAAAATGGTTTTCTTAAATTTGATTTTCTTGGATTAACTCTTCTAAGAGATGTAGAAAATTGTATTTATAGAATTCTTAAAAAACAAGGCAATAAAAATCCATCATTCAAAGATGCAAAAGAATTCTTTGATAAATATTTAAATTGTAGAACAATTAAACAAGATGATCCTAGTGTTTGGAAACATATTTATCATGAAAATAGATTTGTAGGAATATTTCAATTTGCAAATGAAGGTGCACGCAAATTCTCTGTTGAAGCTAAACCAGATAATATTGAAGAACTTGCAGCAATTACAGCAATTTATCGTCCAGGTCCGTTAAAAGCAAACGTACATAAAAAATATGTTGAAGCAAAAAGAAATAAAGAAAATATTAAATATGATCACCCTATTATTGAAGAAATATTAGGCCCAACATTTGGTTATATTACTTTTCAGGAACAATTCATGATGCTTGCACAAAAAATGGCAGGTTTTAGTCCAGGAGATTCAGATAAACTAAGAAAAACACTTGTTAAAAATAGTGTTAATACAATGGATGCAAAAGTAACTGAACGTGCACAAGCAAAAGAAAAATTTGTAAAAGGCGCTAAAGAAGTTAATAATATTTCAGAAAAAATATCTGAAAAGATCTGGGGTGAAATTGAATTTTTTGCAATGTATGGTTTTAATAAAAGTCTTACTGAAGATACATTAGTTGATACTTTTGATAAAAACGGTAATAAACTAAGTACAAAACAAATAAAAGATATTGTGCCTGGTGTATATGTTAAATCACATGATAGAACAAAACAAATATTTACAAAAGTAATTGCAAATCATGATCATGGTGTTATTCCTTCATTTAAGATAACTCTTGATAATGGAAAAGAAATTAAATGTACAATGCATCATAAGTTTAAAACTGAAACTCATGATATACCTTTGCCATTGTGGTATATTCTTCAAGAAGATTTATCAATTAGGTGTGATTAAATTATTTAAAATATTGTTTGCCACTTAAGTTTCTTCTTTTATTTTTCTTTTTTAATAAATCATCACGTGTTAATCTATCATTTTCAATTTCATTTGAATATGAAAAAGGCATATCATATTTAATTTGAGATTCATATCCGTCATATAATTCAACAAAATCTGCAAGATTATATTTCCAATCTATTTCATTTGAATCTGTTGTTTTTCCTATTGCAATAATATTAACATCATCAATTGGATTATAACTTACGCATGTAGGTCCTGCCTGCATAATAAATATTAAACCTTTTATCATACTTAATTGTATACCACATTCTGACAATTTATGTGCTGCAATTTCTTGTTCTATTTTATCTTTAGAACTAATATTCAAATTCATCATTTGTTGATTTATTATAGCATCATTTAAATTAAGTGATTTAATTTTTTCATAATCAAATCCAGGAACATCACTATATAATAATCTTACCTGATCTTCTATTTTCCAATTATCACCATAAAGTTCTTTTGCAACATCTTCAAAAAATACAATATAACCATAGATTTCAGTTTCAAATTTAACAATTATATCACCATAATATTCTGCAGCTTCTTTATTATAGCTATACCATGTATATAAACCAGGACCATATAAATCACCTTTACCAGCTATAAAGTTTGTGCCTGATGTATAATAATCACCCATCATATCTCTAAATGATTGATTAATAATTTCTGCATCTGATGCTTTATTCATTTCATCACTATTAAATGTTTGTGGTTCAAATATACTATTTAAACCAGGATCTGAAAAAATATAATTAATATCTTTTTGTGCTTGTTGCGATTTAATTCTTGATAATATATCAGCAGATGTTTTTGCTTTTTCTGCATCAGGTGTTATTTTTGTAATTTTAGTTTGTTTATCATCATGTGAATAAACATTATAGGGTTTTGTTAATGGTTTAACATTAGTAGTAGAATGAATTTTAAATTTATTTCTAATATAATTTTTTTGTGCATTTTTTCTTCTTATTTTTAAATACACATCTTTAAGTGAATCTATTTTTGTATTATGATAAATTATTAATTTTCCTGTGCTTTTGTCATATTCTTCTTTTATAATATTGTTTTCTATAAAACATTTCCATTCTTTTAATATTTGTTTCATTTTCATTTTATATTATCCACTTTGTATTTTATAAAGTAATTATGAAATATAAAAGTGTAAATTATTAAAATAAAAAATAAAATATAAAGTAAACAAGTGAGTATTTTTAATTATGCCTAAAATTAGTTCTATTGAATTTATTGGAAAACAGCATATGTATGATCTTGAAGTTGAGCATCATGATCATGTATATTATTTATCAAATGGTGTTTTGCAATCAAATTCACATGCAGTTGCATATGCAATTGATTCTTATTATGCTGCATGGCTTCATACGCATTATGAAAAAGAATGGTTGGCAACAATTTTGCAATCAGAAAATGGAAATCCAAAAGGCATAGCAAAAGCTATTTCTGAAATTAAAGTTTATGGTTATAAAATTGCTCCTGTTGATATTAATTTTTCAGGCAATGAATGGAATTTTAGTGATGAACTTGATGCATTTGTTCCTCCTCTTACATCTTTAAAAGGAGTAGGTGATAAAGCAGTAGAAGAAATATTTAATTTTAGACCTTATAATAATCTTAATGAATTATTTTATGATGAAGAAGGCAATTGGAAACATTCAAAACTTAATAAATCTGCAT